ACCATAGGCTCTATAACATTTTCGGCAGGCACGGCAGGCACAGCGGGCACAGCGGGCTCCATAGAAGGTTTGGGAAGTTTCTTGGGTACAGTAGGTCTTTCAGGAGCTTTTATAGCTTTGCGTTCTTTAGGAGGAGTAGGTTTAAATACAATAGGCGCCGCATTATCAGCATTATTCAAGGATATATTTTCGTATGTATAGATGTCGGGTATATCTTCAGCTTCATATTTACATTCTAAGTATTTGCGTATTGCCCCTTTAGTCTTATCTTGCACGATGTCTTTCATTAAATCCTTTTTATCTGATAGATAGTTTTCATAGCTTATACGCTGCGCTTTTCTTTTGTTTTCATAAAGCTCATCATATATATCTTTCTTTTTCTTATTTAATTCCTCACGCTTATCAAAAATATCTAAATACAATTTTATATCTTTTTTTAAATTATTTATTTCACTCATGCTATTAGTATTATTATTAGCAATATTTAATATTTTTTTTTCAATATTTCTTAATATATCCATTTAATAATATTGAGGATAAAAATAATTAAGCATTAAGGCAATATAATATCTTCAAACATTCCCCTGTAAAATGTTTGTAGGCTTTCTTCAGGTTTCATCTGTTCTTCATAGGTACTTCTCGGTATATATTTAACTATTACTTTTTCCTTACCACAAGTAAGTTTTTTATCATAATAGCCTTGAACTATTAATATAGCTCCTATAAAAAGTAAAAATATAGCAATTGCTTTCATTCTTAATAATATAATATAGATTATTTTTAAGTATTTCTTTCAGTCCAAACATCAGTCTTTTCAAGCTCCTCCTTAACCTCATCTAATCTTACTATATCACCGCAGCCTTCACCGCCTTCGCAGCCTTCACCGCCTTCGCCGCTATCGACTTTCCCTTCATTACTTGCAGCTACGGTATCGCCTACGGGTGCAGCATTTGAAACAAGAGTTTGTTTTCTATTTTCAAAAATAATATCGCGATTGTCCATATTCTTCTTATATTCTTTCATCAGTGTATTGAGTTGCGTCTCAGAGTATTCTTGATTATCAAGAGCCTCTGGATTAGGCGACCACGGACACCAGCATCCTACTTGTGCGATATAGATATTGAACTTGTTATCAATCTTCTTCAAAAACTCGCTGCGAACTTTTGCTTCTTCAATAGTATCAAAGGTGCCTCGAACTTTGATGCCACGCATAGAAGTAATAAAGTTATTGTCACGGTGATAGTTTGCTTCTAGTTCGTCATTATGAACCGATTTATAAAAAGTCAGTTGTTCGTTCATCTCCTTTGGCTCGAAGATATACGAGTGATTATCAGCAATCGTATCAATCATATCCTTCTGTTCGGGATTCTTCTCCTTGATGCCTTCAAGAAGCTTCTTCATATCATCAGAGAACTTCTCAATAAATTTGGTAAAAATATAAGCTTCTTTATTAACAATTACATCTTCAGGGCTCAAAAAAGACAACAGTACAAAGTTTTGGCCACGAATAGGCTTGTCCTCATCCAAATAATCCACCTCTTTCGTTGATACCAATGTGCTGTTTTCTACTGCTGCCATTATATTGTTTCTGCTTCTATCTTATATTATAATTATATATTTATAATCTTATATATATTTTCATATTTACAAATAAAATATTTAATAATAATAAATGTCAATAAAAAAATACGATGATTTCAACATACTATTATATAAAATATTAAGAATAATTATTCAGGCTCTAATAATAGCTTCGGTGGCCTTGCTAATTCAAGAACATAAGTTTAATGTTGCTAAATTATTTACTCTTACGATACTAATAGCGCTAATAATATACATATTAGATATATTATCAATCGGGTTTAATATTACGCAAAATAGCGGCAACATAGGATTACAAAAATCCAATCCCTTTATGCTTTTATAAATACGCCCCCGCCCTTGTTTTATTGTTTTTGCAATCTATATGATATCATAGTATATTATAGTATATCATAGTATATCATATGGAATATACAATAATATTTCGCTAAATGCTCTTAGCAATATAATAGATAAAAATAAAGCTTGTAAAATTATAAAGATATCCTCATATGATATAAAATATCTCATAATATAGATTATAGTTCTATAATCTAATACTATAGAACTCAATCATTTTTTATCGCATTTCTACAAAGCGAAATGATATTATATACTACGAATACATTATAGAGCATTACAATAAAAGATGATGTCAATAAAAGGGCTTGATTGATGTCGAATGCATCGAAGGAAGCGAAGGAAGCGAAGACAGCGAATGCGTCGAAGATATCTTCAGGCATCTTAGTAGTTCAAAGTCTGTATTTGTAAAATAGTCAGTTTTTAGAATATACTTAGATTAGCAGAACATATTAGGTATATACATTATTATGCTTTACATTTTTACTTTCAGCTACTTTGTAAAAATCTTCTAACTTGCTTGTAATATCATCAACATTTCTGTTATTAAATAAGAACTGCATAAGCGTTGCTGGTTCAACTGAATATTTTTTGATATTATCCCACATAAGTTCAAAATGCTCTTCGTTGTCAAAGAATGATAAGAACATATTGCGCGCCTGAAACTTATCTAAATAAGTCATCTCAACTTCTAAATCAATCCTTCCAGATCGCATTAATGCGTTATCCAATTTATCGGGAAAATTAGTTGTCATAATTACAATTAACCCCTCGGGATTATTGAAACCATCAAGACAATTCAATATTCCATTCATAGTTATATTATTCTTTAAAGTGTCGTTTATTTTTCTATCAACAAAAATGCAATCAATATCTTCAAGAACCAGAATAGACCTTTTTTCTCCTTCATTAACTTGCGAAATAGCTTCAATCATAGATTCCTCCTTTAATTCTGCGTTAATATTCAGCACACATATACTAGCATTACAATCTGACGCAATACTATGAATAATAGATGTTTTTCCTGTTCCTGGTGGTCCGTGAAGAAGAATGTTCATTTTATAAGGTATTCCGTGCTTACAATATTCTTTATATACATCTTTGTTTAGAAATCTTGTAATTGGATCTTTAATTTTATGTAAATTATCTTTTTTCAAAAAAATACTATCAAAACTTCTTTTAGGAATTGTAGAATCATAATACCAACACTGACCTCCCCATCTCTTTTTCATTATTTTGTCTCCTGATATTTCAGCAAACCTTTCCTTTGTTTGTTTAAATTTCTTATTAATAGCAGTTTCAATAAACTTCGTAATTTTCTCTTTTGATGAACTTGTAAAAATTACCTTCTTCATATGATAATGTTGTTCTTGAAATACGAATGTCTGTATTTTGTCATTCAAAATATAATCGCTGATTTCTATTTCAATATCGTCAATAACATATTTACCACTCTCGGGAATAAAATTATGTAAAAACATATAGTCTGAATTATCCTTTTTATAATCTCTATAATGTTTCCTTTCAATACTATCATATTCGCAATTCATATCGGGGTTTTTACTCTCTAATAAATCATATACATATGATAGAATTATTTTTGTATCTGTCTTATGAGAATACATAGTAATTGACATTATAGAAACCCGTGATGTAATTAGTTATATGATATATATGATATAAATCTTATATAATGCGTAGCATAATCTATATTATACGCACACCGCATTCAAGCAGTTTCTCAGCAGCCTCTCAGCAGCCTCTCAGCAGCCCCTCAGTGGCCTCTCGGTAGCCTCTCGGTAGCCTCTCGATAATTATTATAATAAATATCCTTAGATTAACAGAGAATTTCTTGAGACACTGGAATATTCTAATTTTTTGATTTTATAATTTGAGTACATCACATAGATTATTTTGTAATTTCCAAAAAACTTTTGAAAACTTTAGAAAAAGTTATGTGATGTACTCAAATTATTCTTTTCATTTTATAAAAATATTCAGTGTCTTTTTAAGACATCACAAAGGTAATATAAATAATCAGAAATATATCGGTAGGCTCTCGGTAGGCTCTCGGTAGGCTCTATGTAGGCTCTATGTGGTATCGTAGATATATAAATGGTTCTTATCAGTTATGGTGTGATATTATAGAGACGGTATGATTTCGTAGTTTAAATCTACACATATTTTTTTCCATATCTGATCCTGTACATAGAGCTTTTCTCTGCTTTTCAATAATGGAAAATATTTAAGGTATTCGTTGAGCCCCAGAATCTGAAAGAACTTATAGAGAACATAACTATATGACAAAAAATTCTTTCTATCTTTCGGACAATGCTTCAAAAAAGGCGCTTGGATGCTTCTAAACATATTACACAACTTATCTTCTAATTCGGGACTGAATTGCGGCGTCGGTATTCCATTGATTCTATTTATAATATAATTGATATGCTCATAATACTTGTTTATTCTCAATCTTTTAAGAATATCCCTCATTTTTAAATAGGTTATTTTTTTCAAGTCAGTTATTTTCTCTTTCTTAATTTCCGTTAAAATCTTCTCAAATATTTCGTCGGGTATATCCGTACTCTCTTTCCCTTGAACTTGATTGCACCACTCCCTAAAATGATTAATCCTCTTATAACAAAAATGCGATGTATCTTTTGTATTCTGCTTTAATATTGGTCTATTTTGCTCTACTAAGAGAAGCTCTTGATATCCGCATATACTACATACAATTATAGCATCGTGTTGAAGACAGGTCATACTATTTTTACAAACCTTACATATCTCTATGTTTTCGTCCTCAACTGTTCTAACATATCTATTATTTATTATGGCCATATATTTATCAACCAAAGTACTCTTATCATATATCTTGCTACTATCATTGTCATTAATTTCTCCCTTAGTTTTATTGTCCTCTGTTTTATCGCTATCCGCACATTTATTTTCTTTTACAATCTTCTTATTATCTATATTATTAAGAGCTTCTAATACATTAATTGTGTTAGTATTTATACTCATATTTCGCTTTTTTTTGGATTCCTTCTTATATATCTTCGGTTTATTGCAAGCCTCCTTAATAAAGTTGATATTCTGATTAATATCTGATTGCTTATTTACGGTATCGTAATATTGAAATAATATGTCGCTCGTATTCTTATAATATTCTATTTCATCTAAATTATTAAGTTCATTCAATTTACTTTTAATATCTATTATCTGCTCTTTCAACTCTATATTACTGAACCAAAGCCGGCTATTAAGTTCTTTATCGGCCGTATTATTTATACTTTTTAATATCTCCAATTTCTTTTCTTCGCAATAACTCAGTTTTTCAAGGTAGTATATCTTTTCCTTATCGCTCTTCTCAAAATCCTTTATCATATTATTATGCATCGCATCCAAAGTAACAGTTTCATTTATATCTGTTGTTATTTTTTTTTTAGATGACTTCTCTTTAAACATCATTATATTTGAATTATAAATATTAAGGTTTATATAATAAAAATAATTTTTGTGTCATATAATCTATATTTTTTTCTCCTCTAATAGTATAAAGAATATAGCGTAAATGGGTGGTGGTCTTCTTCAATTAGTAGCTTATGGTGCACAGGATGTTTATTTAACTGGTAATCCTCAAATTACCTTTTTCAAAGTAGTTTATCGTCGTCATACTAACTTTGCTATTGAAGCTATCCAGCAAACTTTCAACGGTAATGCCGGCTACGGAAATACTGTAACCTGCCAAATATCGCGCAATGGTGATTTAATAAATCGTATGTATTTACAAGTTGATGTCCCTAAAAAGAAAAGTCTTACTCCCGCAACTACCAGCACATACCAAAATTATCTCGGGTTACGCTTAATAAAATCTGTTGTTATTGAAATCGGTGGCCAACAAATAGATAAGCATTATTCTGATTGGCTTTACATCTGGAACGAATTATCTCTTCCTATGGGCAAACGCTATGCCTATGATACTATGGTTGGTGCCGACAAAGATATATTAAACGGCGTTCCTGGCAGCACTGACACTACTCTATATATCCCCTTTGAGTTCTGGTTTTGCCGCAATGTAGGCCTTGCGCTTCCTTTAATAGCCCTTCAATATCATGAAGTCAAAGTAAAAATAGATTTTGAAACTAAGGCCAACTGCATATCAAAGGGTACGGGTACTTCAACCGCTGCCGGCGCATTAACCGATTTTGAAGATATTAAAAATATCTCTTTATGGGCTGATTATATCTTCTTAGATACCGATGAGCGCCGAAGATTCGCTCAATTATCTCACGAATATTTAATAGAGCAACTGCAATTTACTGGCACTGAACCCCTTGTTGCCGGTACTAACCGAATCAAGCTCAATTTCAATCACCCCTGCAAAGAACTTGTGTGGGTCGCAAAAACAACCCCAACTGCTAATATAACCAGATGGTATGACTACACCAATAAGGATGGCGCCGACGGTATGACATCATACAGTATAGCCGAAGGAGGCGATGCTATAGCAGGTGGTCAACTTACATCTAATTTCCTTGTTATATCCGATGTCAAGCCGGCACAAAATGTCAACCCTTTTACTAATGCCATCCTCCAATTAAACGGCAATGATCGTTTCGCTGTAAGAGAGGGCGATTATTTCAATTATGTTCAGCCCTTCCAGCATCATACTAATGTTCCCGTAAACAATTCTATCAATGTGTATTCATTCGCCCTAAAACCCGAAGATCACCAACCGAGCGGCACCCTCAATATGTCTCGTATTGACACTGCTACTTTGATGGTTACTGCGAATGCTGCTGATACGGGTATTGTATATCAAGGCATCAATATATATGCGGTAAATTACAACGTCCTTCGTATATTATCTGGTATGGGCGGCCTTGCTTATTCCAATTAAAATATAATAAATATATCTGTTATAATAAAAATTATAAAAGAGTCGTGTTATATAATTCCCTTTTTTTTTTCTCCTCTAATAGTATAAAGAATATAGCGTAAATGGGTGGTGGTCTTCTTCAATTAGTAGCTTATGGTGCACAGGATGTTTATTTAACCGGTAATCCGCAAATTACCTTTTTCAAAGTAGTTTATCGTCGTCATACTAACTTTGCTATTGAAGCTATCCAACAAACTTTCAACGGAACTCCCAATTTTGGCAACCGCGTAACTTGTCAAATATCTCGTAACGGCGATTTAATACATCGTATGTATTTATCTGTTGTTAATTATTATTCAGGCGAAGTAGTATGCCCTTATTTTGGCCTTCGTTTAATAAACTATGTAGAAATTGAAATAGGTGGTCAAAAGATAGACAAGCATTATTCTCACTGGATGTATGTATGGAATGAACTCTCTCTTCCCGTATCAAAGAAAGAAGCGTATAAAAAGATGGTAGGTGCAAACGACAAGCTTGCGAAATTAGGAACTGATGCTAATAATGGCGCAAATCTCTATATTCCCTTAGAGTTCTGGTTCTGCCGCAATGTTGGCTTAGCCCTTCCTTTAATAGCTTTACAATATCACGAAGTTAAAATAAACATATTATTTGAATCTAAAGAGAATTGCAAAGGTTCTACCGCTGAAATTGCAACTCTCCCCTCTGTTTCATTATGGGTTGATTACATATTCTTAGATACTGACGAACGCAGAAGATTTGCTCAATTATCCCACGAATATTTAATAGAGCAGCTACAATTCACTGGTACTGAAAGTGTATCCTCAGTTTCATCGATTAAACCGAAATTATCTTTCAATCACCCCTGCAAAGAGTTAGTCTGGTTCTGCTCTTCCGATCACACCGCTACTGCTACTGAAAAAGATGTAATTAATAAAAACTGGATTAATTATTCAACCACAGCTAATACTAAATATGATAATACGGCTACTTCAGAATTATATGTTCCTACCAGCGCAATTACTTCAACTAATCCTATAAAATCTGCCAAACTTGTATTAAACGGCAATGATCGCTTTGCTGCGAGAGCGGGTTCTTATTTCAATTTAATACAACCCTACCAACATCACGAAAATATACCCTCCAACCCAGGCATCAATGTTTATTCTTTCGCCCTAAAACCTGAAGAGCACCAGCCAAGTGGCACTCTCAATATGTCTCGTATTGATACTGCTGTTCTCAATTTAGATATTAATCAACTTGGTAGCTACGCTAATGCTAACATTTCAAAGAATCTTCATGTCTATGCCGTGAATTATAATGTACTTCGTATATTATCTGGTATGGGCGGCCTTGCTTATTCCAATTAAATTATATTATATATTTATTTATATATGTTGTTAAATTGCTATAAAGCTCCTTTTTTTTTTCTCCTCTAATAGTATAAAGAATATAGCGTAAATGGGTGGTGGTCTTCTTCAATTAGTAGCTTATGGTGCACAGGATGTTTATTTAACCGGTAATCCTCAAATTACCTTTTTCAAAGTAGTTTATCGTCGTCATACTAACTTTGCTATTGAAGCTATCCAACAAACCGCTTCGGGAAGTAATTCGCTCGGCTCTCGCGCCACCTATCAAATTACTCGCAACGGTGATTTAATACACAGAGTGTATTTCTACGGAAAATTAAAAAATACTGGTGCTACCACTAAAAAAATAGCATTAGTTCCCAATGTTGGCCAAAAGTTATTGAAAACCGTAGAATTAGAAATTGGCGGACAACGCATAGATAAACATTATTCGGAATGGCTTTATATCTGGAATGAACTTTCGCTACCTTATGGCAAACGCGAAGGCTACTATAAAATGATTGGTGCCAACAAGGAGAACTGCTGCACTCTATTGTCTCCTGGATTATCGTACGAATTATATGTTCCCTTAGAGTTCTGGTTCTGTCGCAATGTAGGCTTAGCTCTTCCTCTAATCGCCCTTCAATATCACGAAGTAAAAATTAACATAGAATACGAATCGGTAACAAATCTTTGCGATATAAGCTCTACAAATTATTGTGCTGTTAATGATAGACTTGGGGGCGAATCAAATGATGGCTATTCTAATACTGAGCTGACCCTCGACGAGCCTACTTTATGGGTTGATTACATCTTCTTAGATACTGATGAACGCCGAAGATTCGCTCAATTATCTCACGAATATTTAATAGAGCAGTTGCAATTCACTGGCACTGACACTATAACTACTTCCGGTTCAAATCCCGATTCTATGAAGAGCTTACGCATGAACTTCAATCATCCCTGTAAAGAACTTGTATGGGCTATCAGAAGTTCCGCTTCTAACACTGTATATTGGAATAACTTTTCGACAGCAGAACCTGATAATACTGTAGGCGAAGATACTTTAAATAACTATGTAGTCTCTAAAAACCCTGTAATGCAAGCAAAAATAATGCTTAACGGCAATGACCGCTTTGCCACCAGACAGGGAGAATATTTCTCGTTAGTACAACCCTACCAACACCACGAGAATACCCCTGATATGTACCACAAGGGCATCAATGTTTATTCGTTCGCCTTAAAACCTGAAGAGCACCAGCCCAGCGGCACTCTCAATATGTCCCGTATTGACACTGCTGTTCTATCTCTATCCTCCAGAATGGCAGGCACTATCCATGTCTTCGCAGTGAATTACAATGTTCTAAGAATATTATCTGGTATGGGCGGCCTTGCTTATTCCAATTAAATATGATGCGATAGCCATATTTCAATATTTTCATTTTTCAATTTATAATTATTTTTAGACGATAGTATTATATTATATAAATACTTTGATATATATAATGATGTCTTTTGGATGTTTACACCGGCATTGCCTTTGTTTTTTTCATTAAAATAGTATGTAATAATATCCTCCAAGTAAGGCAAGCATTTTTTATTCATCTTTTTAGTATATAATACAACATTTTGTCTATACATCATATATAAACACTCTTTATCCGTAAGTGTTTTGTAATTTTTTGTACTTTTTTTTAGTTTATCCAAAGTTTTGCGATAATCATTATCGAGTTCATATCTAAATTTTTTGATTAAATTAATTTTCAGCATATCGCAATTATATTTATTTCTCTTTGCGCGTACAATATCCTTAAAATTTGTCTCTTGTTTAATAAAGGCATTCGATGATTTATTAATCTCACTCAACTTTTTGAGTTCGCAATAGCCATCCAAATACTTTACAATATTTGTGAAGTAATCAGTGTCCGTAAAGTCATACGAGCTAGTCATATTATAATAATAATACTGTTATATATCATTTTTTATTAATATTAGTAAAAAATAAATAATATTTATCTTAATTTCTCTTCATATATAAATCGCTTCTCCACCGTTAATCGTCGACAATAGTGATATCATCAAGATATGGTGCGAGTATCTCACTAACAATAAACTCAGGTTTGAATTCGTCGTAATTCATAAAGATTTTGAGAAGTTGCTCTGAGAACCCTGATACAATAGCAGTCCCTTCAGTATCGCAATTAACCGGGAAAACCTCATTGCTATCTGAATTAAGATTCCAGAATATAAACTTGGGCGCCGTGTAATTATTGGCTTCATAGAGTTTAACAATATTTTGATAGACAGTATCAAGTTCATTTGTATTAATTATCTTGTTCCTATAATCTCTCTCAAAATTGCCTGAAATAGTATTGTTAAACTGCATATCCGTAAATACAAATAGCTTTTTAGGCATTTTATCTTGCGGAATATTATATTTAATAGCATATTTAATAATCTCCTCATTACATTTTACAAAATCCGTACTGAATCCATAATCAACATCAATAATATTCTTAATACATTCGTGAAGCGTCGGGATATCATCAGTATCCTGGGTATCTCGCTTAATCAAATCTACAAGCTCAGGATTTTCGCTAAATGTAATAATTTTATTAGCAAATTCGCCCTTACAACATAAAGCCGTAATAATACCAAGAGCAACTGCTACTTGTGCCGGAATACTTCCGTTTTTAGCATTAAACATAGAGCCCGATACATCAACGATAGAAATAGCATTATCAAAATTTCCCGATTTTCTAACATTCTCTACAATTGCTCTCCATTGCATCTCGGTAGTCTGGCATATCTCATTATTGCGAAACTTTTGCAAATCCTTAATATATACTCCCGTCAATTCGTGTGGGAGAATACCTGTAATATTGATTTTCTTAACATTAGAAGCAACATCCTCCAAATATTTTTTATATCTTTCTTCGTCGTGTTTAATAAATGCCTTTTTCAATTTATTAGAGGCAACCCCAGGGATATTTTCATACTTAATCAAACCCCATTTATTATCGCACATCTTAGATTCCACAATATCTATTTGCTTTCTCAGAGGAACAAGATACTCCTTCCTATACTTGGACATCTTATATGTATCTTTGTACCCATATATAACCGAAGCAACTTTCTTGGCAAACTGTCGTTGCCTATCGTTCCTATCATTCTCACTGGGTGCCCACTTAGCACACAGAGATACCGGTTTATTATTATCCAAGTTAATCTTATCGTCAATCAATTTCTGAGCAATAATATGCATTTCAATCTTATGGTCAATGTTTTTCAAATTATAGCTGATAAATTGCAGGTCCTTCCAGCGACCATATTTCTCAACATATAGCTTGATATTGCACATATAGGTTTGAAACTTATTTTTGCGCAGCCAAAGCATCGCCTCATTAGCTACCCTTTTCTCTTTTTTTCCATTCAATCTATCGCGACCATTGAAGATAATCGCAACAGTTTTTTTCGGGTCTTCCTTCCAGCATTTTTCAAGATGATCATAGCTATCGCTGATACTCAAATCTCTCATAAATAACATAAAATAATCTACGATAGCACTTCCAGTACTTTTAAAAGCATTCCCTCCATTCGCCGTTTTAGTAATAGGATTGCTATCATATCGGTCATATTCATTATCATCGTCATAGACTACAGCAATATCAGCGACTTGAATAGGGATTTCCATTTTGTTAATGCAAGGTGTGATATTATATGTTGATTAACATTTATATCAATTTTTATAAAAATATTATAAATATCGTAAAAAAAATAATATAGAGTAGTATTGTTGTACAATTGAGTTTTTCTTTTTTAGCTTTTAGGTTGATGCTGCAAGTTTGCTTGCGGAAGGAGGGAAATGATGGGAGATAAGCTTTTGTAGGATGAAATAGTTGATATCCTCCTTATCACCAACATTTAGGATTTTCTTAAGCTTGTCATCAGGGAGAATAAAGCGCTTGTTCTCGGGTTTGTTTAGATTATGCTCCTTTACATAAGAGTTGATGAAGCGGGTAATATCAGTACGAGATTTCTCAGTTCCGTGAGGAACACCAATGAAATCGCAAAGCTCATCGGAGATTTTATTGGGCTTGGCAAAACCGGAAGGCGAATTTTTAGCATTCTGGCGCTTCTTCTGAGCCTTCTCAATTATTTTTTGCTGCTTCTCATAATCCTTGCTTAGCACTTTAAGGAGATTTTGAACTTCCTTAAAGCTTGCAAAAAGATTATTCACCTTCTCGATAATTACTGAAACGGCATTGTCCTTTACTGGGGCAACTTCTGCACCTGAAGCATCACCTGGGACAACAGAATCCTCTGGTTTCACTTGAGTAAGAGAGACAGGGGTAACAGTAGTTGCAGGAGCCGTATGCGCAGCTGACGCAGCTGGCGCAGTTTTAGTTGCTGGCAATTTAGCAGCCACTGGTTGCTTTTTAGGAGCTTTTAAATCAGTTGTAGGTTGGGGAGGTACAGGAGTCGCTTTTTTCGTTGCCATTATATATTCAGTTTATGAATACATATATAATTATATGTTTATATCATTTTTAACATCATAATTATAATTTATTTACAATAAATAAACATATGAAAATAAAAAGGGTCGGAACCTATATTACAGGGTTTAAATATTATAAATATAGGTCCGATAGGTCCGATAGATCAAGCAATGAAGGGAATGCAGATATGGGGGGCGAGATAACAGATGAGGATACTATAAACAAAATTAAAAAGTTCAAAATACCTCCATCTTATGATAATGTAGTAATATTAAATAATAAGAAAATATTAGCGTATGGATATGATAGTAAGGGTAGAAAGCAGATTATATATAATTCCAAGCATATTGAAAAGCAGAATGAACAAAAATACGAGAAAATACAGAAATTTGATAAGCATTTTATTAAGATTAAAAAGCTGGTTGCAAAAGATTTAAAATCGCCCGACGAAAAAAATAAAATTATTGCAATTATAATAACATTAATATTGTCGTGCGGATTTAGAATAGGTAATATAAAATACGAGAAACAAAATAAATCCTATGGAATAACTACATTGAATTATTCGCATATCAAGCTATTGAATGATAACACTATATCTTTTGATTTTATAGGTAAAAAGGGTGTACGCAATCGGGCCATCTGTAAAAATAAAAATATATACTCTTATCTCTCGGAAAAACTTGGTACTCTTGCAACTCCTTCTACGGAAACAGCAGAATACAACAAATATTCCGAATATTTATTTAAATATAATAATAGGCGCATAACGGCCGATGATGTTAATAATTATTTAATGTGTAAATTGAAGGTTAATATAACTACTAAGGATTTGCGCACTTGGAACGCTAATAATTTATTCAATAAATATTTACATAAATATAGAAATGAAAAGAATCCTGTTAAGAAAGCTTTAGAGCTTACTTCGCTTGAATTACATAATACATCTAATGTATGCAAAAAAAGTTATATAGATCCTAAGAGGTTATTGAAAGCATTATGATTAGGTTATCGGAAGCACAAAGATATCTTGAGATATGGATGTGAGACAAAATAATAAATTAAAAATTGACTTTTTTATTATTATATAATAATAAGACAAATATTATAAATCAATGGATATTGATATTATTAATAAGAATATTGAGGATATGCTTGTAAATCGAGGGGATGATGTATCTTCTTTCAAAGAGATACTACTGTCCCTAAGCAAGGAAGATTTTGAATCAGATAAGCTCGTTATTAATGTTCAAACATTAAATACGACTATCTTATACGCTCTCTCTAAAAATCTGAGGAAAAACATAATAAACGAGCTAAAAGAGAAATTAAAGGATGGTGATAATATTAAGGATTTTACTAATAAATACGGTGGTAAAAACAACATAATCCTTGTATTTAACAACGAATCTATATCAACGGCAGTAAAATCACAGCTTAACAAATATGACAAAATATTCCAAAAAAATGGAGGCCACCTTCAATATTTTAGCTCTCAGCAATTGATGTTTAATCCCACTAAGCACGAGTATGTTCCCAAACATACTAAGCTTACCGAGGAAGAGGTGAAAGAGTTTATGAAAGAATATTTAACCCGCAGTAAATTGCATATGCATACCATATTACAAAATGACCCGATAGCCAAATGGATTGGATTGAAACACGGAGATATTGTTAGAATAGATAGATATAATGAAAATAGCGGCGAATCATTTTCTTATAGATCTTGCATTTAAATAAAGTTATTTTTAAATAAATATATTATATCTATAAAATAATAGAGTATATAAAAATTATAATGTCAGCCGCACTAAATATTACAACAACCGATTTACAACAGTATAATAATTTACGGTCGCATTTAAAGGATTTATATATTAAAATAACAAATGGTAAAAGAGAAGTGCAAACTGGTATGCCCGATTTTGATGATTATTATGATAAATTATTCCCAAATAATTCTGATATAAGTACGATATATACAGATAAATTAGCTTATACTGGAAAAGGTACAACAACAATGAACGCAAATGCTATTAGTTTAAAAAAATTATTACACAATACTCTGTATCCTACTTTTAATCATACAATAAATAATGGGCCTGCTAATTATAATACAATATCTAATTCTCATATAGCAAATGAAGCTGGTACTAAAGATCATTTATGCTTCATTAAATTAAAATCAGATGATACAGATATTCAACCAGACGAATATTCTATAAATAATATATTATATTCAAAATATGCGATTGAAATCTTTATTAGGATAATTACAGCACTCAGTGACTGTTATAAAAGCCATGAAAAAGATATTATAAGTCTATTTAGTTCAAGTACGCAAATATTTATAGTTGATAAAAAATTGAAGACAGACCACGTAGATAATATACCGAGAGGTATTTTTATACATAATGCGACAAATGATGCAAACAGTCCGCCAATTGGCATATATTTATACATTGGAAATATAAAAAATATGTTTAATCGAGACGATATAAAAATTTATGAATCAAATCAAACTACTGAAGTAGCAAGTGATGTAAAGAATACATATCTTGACGTTTCTAATAATCAATTTATATTCACGGGCTCTAATAAATTACAATATACATTTTCAGGTAAATATTATTTCGGATATTTACACTATTATAATTATGAAGAGAATGAACCTGCACATAGAGAACAGAACGGTACTTCTTCTTCATATACAGTGAATAATATAGCTGGTAGTATGATTAAAATGGCTTTGAAGGAAGTAAAAATAAGTTCAGGAAGTTTAAGTGGAGCAACTATAACTAAATTAAAAATATTGAAGGGTAGTACAATAACAAAGGTTCCCAATACTATAAATACATACACAATAACTGCGGGAAATATAAGTGGCATTGTACAAGGAGGGAGTACTCTTACAGCCGGCGCTACTATAGATACAGACTCAATAAAAAATGTAACAATTACGGCCAATTCTGTTTTTACGCCTGATGCCGCCGGGGGTCAAACAATAAATCCTGCCACAATAATTCGTCCAAAAACTACTGCTACAACAAATGGAAATACGATAATATCAGATTCTATTTCTTTGGCATCTAATTATGTTAGCAGTTTTCAATTTACTACAGATACCGAAATTATTTTCAGTGAAAATAGTTATACATTACCAAATAATCAAGATGCTAATGATGTTACAGGTAATGCAATAAGTAGTATAAAAGATGCTATTATAAGTGCTCCTGATGTTACAATTATTGGTACATTTGATAAAGTAAACACCGCAACAACAACCGAACAGTCTTATTATAAACAAAATATATTTTATATATATAATTTTTTACAAATGATAAATAATATTGACAATAATAGTTTTTCAACAACATTACAATATTTAGAAGTTAATTTATTATGCTTCAAAGCTTTATTGTTATCATCTATAAGAGCCGCAAATATATTTTATAATAACAGATATAAATTGAGTGTATTGGCAATATCTTATGAAGATAATTTTTTAAATTCAAATTCTGTAGCAGGAAGTACTAATTGTGCTAATTTGGGACTAAATGATTTTATTAAAAATGATTATAGTGCAAAATTCGGGTCTCCGTGCACTTCTTCTACAAGACTACCAGAAGATACTTCGGTTGCGGATAAAAAATATGGATATCTTTTATACAGAAAAAAAACTGGTTCACCCGATAACGATATTTTGTTTAAAGAATATGATACAAGGATACAAAAAGGGATTAATGATATTAAGAATAGCAGCATACCAGCTTCAGCTAATAATTTAGGTATTGAAAACTTTCAACTATGTCATAGCTATAAAGTTATATCTCCATTTAAAATATCAACAGATAATGACGAACCATCTGATGCTTTAGATGGTACATTACAACATTCTGGTTCGGAGAGTGATTATAAAAAAATAATGGATATGTTTGAAAATAATAAAAAACACGACTTTAATAAGAATTATAGAATAAAAATTGTTGGAACAACATTTAAAGCTTTAAAGTTTGAAATTAAAAAGGACACTGCTTCTAAAAAACGCGTAGTAATTGAACTTGAACAAAGCAATGATATACCTATTAATTTATATAACAATTTGAATAAATCCAGCGAAGCAACGTCAATTCAAGATAAGGTATATATAGTTAAAATAACAAGCGAGGATATAGATAAGGATTATAATAATATAGTTTCAAATACGGACACTGTTGAACAAAATATTAATATGTATAAAACTAAAATTAAAAATAATACGACACTATATGAGTTGCATAAATCCCGAAATAATCTATTATACAATCAGGTACTCTCTTATTTAATCATTGTCGCCATTTTAATATCTATATTAGTAATAATAAATATTGCGAATGTAGAAAAACCCCTAATCAAATCAATAACTCTGGGATGTCTTGTAGTTATAATAATATTATTTATGAGCTATTATATAATGAATACACTATATATAGAGGAGGGTTTTACTATTTCAAATAATAATTATATTGGATATGATTTGTGTCCTGCTACTTGCAAAGAAAGCGACGCATCAGCAGTTCCAGATAAAGAGAACGAGAATAACCCTACTTTTTTATCGAATAAGAGAAATTATGTCAAGAACTTTTTGGAAACTAATGCAAAGGATTTAATGTTGATGATAATATTAAAGTCGCCTTCAATTGTTAATGATTCACTAAAAGGTAATAATGAAAAACTTGTGACAATATCTAAAAATATATATAATGAAAAGTTATATTTGAATGATGTCCTCTATAGCAAAAAATCTGATTCAGAAATGAATGTTGATGTCCTCAAATATGAAAATAAAAATTACGATGTATATATTGTATGTGTTCTGTTTTTGGCATTAATAATGGTAGGCTCTTACACAGTAAATATATACACAGACAATAAATACATGGATTTACTAATATTAATTATGGTAATACTATTTGTATGCTTATTTACATATTTTGTATTATACACAAATAGAATAGTAAGAACTGTATCCACAAATTACTATTGGGGTAATCAATATGAGAATGAGTATATATAAAAAATACTTATGAATAATCTATATATATAATAAAATCATAAAATCATAAAATTATGAAAAAAGATGACCCTAAAAATAAAGAGAAATCTTGTGAATCTAAATCGGAGTCTGATTCCGAATCTGAATTTGAATCCAAAACAGAAGATACTGAGTATAGTGAAGATACAGAAGAAGTCGAAGAGACAAGTGAAGATACAGAAGAAGTCGAAGAGACAAGTGAAGATACAGAAGAATATATTATAGAGAATGATTGCAATAGGGATTATCAAAATGAAATTATAAATGATAACCCTGATAACCCTGATAACCCTGATAATCAGAATAACCCCGATAACCCTGATAACCCTGATAACTATTTTAATAAATATCAGGAAGAGCATAATAACCAAATGATATATCTTATTTTAAATACGAAATCGAAGAATTCGGGGAATGACAATAAGGCCAAGAGGAATAATAATGCATTAAATTTGAGTAAGCATCCTATTAATAAAAAAACATATAAGTTTTATAATAAATATAGCAATGTTGAGAAAAAATATTTTGATGTTTTGTCTGATGCCGATAAATCAATGCTAATAGATAATGAGGATATTATTGAAAAAACCACGATTACTTATGAAGTCCCTATGCGTTTTAAAATATTGACTTCAGATATTAATATTAGAACAAAGAAGAGCATCATATGGAAGATTGAAAGTTTAAATAAGATGAATAGCAATTCGTCTGAATATTATAAGCTGAGTTCGTGGATATCTTCTTTGAATAATATCCCTTTTAATAAGTTTTATGAAATTCCTATTAAAATTGCCGACGGTAATGAGAAAATCTGTAATTTTTTAAATAATATTAGAGCGCGTATGGATGAGACTATATTCGGGCATAAAGACGCTAAAGAACAGATTGTCAGGGTGTTAGCGCAATTAATATCATTTCCCAAAGCCAATGGATATATCATAGGTATTCAAGGTAGTGCAGGTGTGGGGAAAACGAAGCTAATTAAAGAAGGTATTTGTAATGCACTGAATTATCCGAATGCTTTTATATCTCTTAGTGGCACAGATGATTCTTCGTTTCTCAAGGGACATTCATATACTTACGAAGGTTCAACTTATGGAAAAATCTGCGAATCTCTTATGAAAACTGGAATAATGAATCCGCTATTTTTATTTGATGAGTTAGACAAGGTATCTAATACATATAAGGGTCAGGAAATCATCAATACACTGATACATATAACAGACCCCGTACAGAATGACAAATTCAACGACAGATATTTCGAAGAGATAGATTTTGATATCTCGCGCTCTATGATTATATTTACATACAATGATGATTCTTTGATAAACCCAATTTTGCGAGACAGGATGATTGTTATTAATGTCAGCGGATATGATAATGATGAGAAGATTGTATTAGCATCAGGCTATATAATACCCGAAATATTGAAACAGTACAATTTTAACAAAGGAGATATTATATTTAGCAATGAGTTATTGAGGCATATTATTAATAATATTGAAAAAGAAGACGGGGTTCGCAATTTAAAAAGGGCTATAAATAATATTGTATCTTGGATTAATATGATGATGTATGTCCCAACGGATCTTATAAAAATAAACATTCCTTATACTGTCTCAACTACATTTTACGATACATATTGTAAAAAATACAGCAACAGTTCATCAATATCTGCAAAACATAATTCAATATATTTATAGTCATTCCTCGCAGACCCTCTTGCATTTTATTTTTTTACTCTTATTAAATAGTATTGGGTTAAATAAGTTTTATAATTATGAACAATTCATTTATATTTTTTGGTTGTTGGAATAATATAAACTGCGAGAAAGAAGCTATATATAGAGATGTCGTATTAAATTGTATCAAAGAGTTTGAACCTTCTACTAAAAAGATGTTTATAGCAGGTGATAACTGGTATAGTACATTAATCAAAAACGAAGAATCTAAAGATGAAAAAGAGCTTTCTTATAAATATTATTTAGTCGATACATTAGTATCGGGATATCATATACTATATACTATGAATAAGGATATTTATATTTGCGTAGGTAATCACGATGAAGTAAGTAGTAATGAGAAAAATCCGAATTGTATGATTAAGACACAGAAATATTATATCAATAAGCTCAAAAAATATATAGATGGTAAGGCGAAGGATTTGGAAACTGTTAGGGGTTCTTCGCAAGAAGCAGCTGATTCATTGCAAGGAGCTAAAGATGATTATGCAAATATGATGATAAAAAATTTATTAGACAGCGGGCTTCCTTCTATTGAACAGTTAGAATCACTGGGTGATGACCCTGATAATGGTATAAAGTTATATTCTGATACAAATATTGGAGTTTATGAAGATACTTATTCTTCGTATATAGTTATTATAATAAATACGAATATATTGTCACCCAATTATTTAGAAGATGTTAGAAAAAAAATAGACGATACAAGAAAGAAAGGCGGAAATCAAAAAAAGGGGATATTTGTAATGGGACACATACCATTATTTTATGATAAACATAAAAAAGAGAAGGAATCTAAGGAAAAGGTTGTAGAAAAGACCAAAGATGTCCCGAAAAAAGAGAAGGAACCTAAGGAACCTAAGGAACCTAAAGAACCTAAGGAACCTAAGGAAAAGGGCGATGATATAACTAAG